TCGAAACTCCTTACGCCATCTCGCAGTGGAGAAAGGATCCGTCAAGTGTGTTTGGTTTTGGTCATCCACTGTCTATGAGAGACCAGCAGCGTGTTGTTACCCAGACCTGGAGAATGGTGCTGGACAATGCGTCTTTGTCGTCAGGTCCTCAAGCCGCCTTACAAAACCGATTCATTCAGCCCGCTGACGGTGAATGGGAGATGGCTCCCCGTAAAGTGTGGTATCTGACTGATCCGATGATGAAGGTTGGCGATGCTATTCAGTTCTTTGAAACTCCTAACGTCACTAATGACCTCCTGCCTGTGCTGAACCTAGCACGCCAGTTCTCGGAAGAAGAGTCTGGTACTCCTGCTATTGCAGCCGGTCTGCAGTCCACACAGATGGGCAACTCTGCTACTGGTGACATTATTGCAGCTAAGGCCTCTACTACTATCCTAGATGCTCTTTCTGAAGAGTGGGATGATCAGGTCACACAAAAGATTATTCGTCGTATGTACGCCTGGAACATGCAGTACAGTACGCGCGAAGAGATTAAAGGCAACTACGTCATTGACGTACGTTCCGCCAATGAATACAAGAATAAGCAAATGAACATCCGTGACATCGAAAGACTGTCTATGGAGAGTGCCCAGAATCCTAACCTAGCTAAGTGGCTGAATCAGGATGCTTTGACACAGACTCGTCTTGCTATGATGTCTCTGCCGTCCCGTAACATTATTCGCTCTGAAGAAGAGGCCGATGCGTGGGAGAAGGAACAGCAAGCTGCTGCTGCTCAGAACAATCCGCATGCTATGAAAGCCCAGATTGAAATGGCCAAGCTTGAAGTCGACAAACAACGACTCGCTATGGAAGGCCAGATCGCTAGCATGGAAATGCAGGTGGATCAGATGCGTGTTCAGATCGATGCTCGTATGGCTGAGATGAAAGAGCAAGTTGCTTTGGCTAACAATCAAGCTATGGCTATGGCTGCTCAAGCGTCTACGCTCAAGGCTCAGTTGGAATACGAAGCTAAGATGGCTAAACTGGAAGCTGACGCTCGTAAGTCTGGCACATCCGCTGCTCTGGATGCTACTAAGTTCGATGCTGATCTGGCTATTAAAGCCGCGGCTCAGCAGCAAGATATTATCATCAAGAACAGAGAGATGGATTTGTTCGAACAAGAACTACAGGTTAAACGAGAAAAAGGCACAGGAATCTAAATATGAATTCAGACTTGACGAGTACGTCCCTCCGCCCCGAAGAAGACATCAATTTTGCTGGTAAAGATTGGCATCTGCTTAAGGCCCACCTCCATGACAAACTTGAGTGGCTAACCGCGATGTTATGTGGTGACATCTCTCACGACGAGTCTAATAAAATCAGAGGTCAGATCCTCTTAGCAAAGACGATCATTGCCCTTGAAAAATCCGTCCGCAACATGCCGACCCGCTAATAGGAGTTACTAATGACAAAAGATGTCGAACAGCAGTTTTATGATGAAGTTTCTAAAGCCATCCAGGACCAAGACTCAAAGACACTAAGCACTTTGATTGAGTTTGAGGAAGACAAGAAAGAAACTGAGACCGGTCCTACACAAGAGGATCTAGCAACAGACCAAGATCAGGAAGATCTTGAGAAACCGACAGAGACTGATGGGCCGGGCGATGAGCTCCGCACTGATGATGATGTTGAAAGCGGAGACAACGAAGAGACTGTCGAGAGCCTTAAAAAGCAACTCGAAGAAGCTCGCAACGTTGACCACAGGCTTAAGTCTGATGCTGGACGAGTTCCGGGACTACAGCGCAAGCTGGCAGAACTGGATAAAAAGCTGCAAGAAATGGCCGAGAGATCCGCCGCAACAAACGAAAATGGAGACGATGCCTCTAACGACGCATTCGACAATGAGCATTTGGCTATCATCAGAGAGACAGACCCTACACTAGCTGCGGCTATTCAGAAGTCTATCTCTGCTGCTATGAAGTCGGCACAAAGAAGTAGCGTTGATGCTGCTCGAGTTGTGACAGAAACCTTCCGCCAGGAAGAAGAGGAAGCTAGTCTAAGATACGAATGGGATATACTGGTGCATGAAGCGCCCGAAGCTCCAGAGATTTTCAGATCTCCTGAGTGGGATGAATGGAAGCAAACTATCTCTCCGTCTATGAGACAAATGGCAGAATCAGCAGTGGCCGATGACGTTCTGATCGCAATTGACAGATTCAACAAAGCGACTGGCCGAAGCCAAGTTGTTACACCTTCTCCGGTTCAAGAAGCACGGGAACGTAAATTGAAAACAAGAACACCAGGAAGTGAAGGACCGTCGTCCCCTTCCGGCAACTTTACAGACCCTGAAGCTTACTTCAACAAGATGTACAAGGACCTACTAGTCAAACCAGTAGGATCAAGATAAACTAAGGAGATTCACATATGTCTTTTAATGGTATGCAGTACGGCGATATCTCGCCGCGCGTCGGCATCTACGCGGTAGCCAAGTTTTTGGCCCACGCTCAGCCGATCCTAGTCCTGGAGAGATTCGCTACCTCCCAGCCCCTGCCTAAAAATAAGTCGCAGACAATCAAGTGGCGTCGTGCTATTCCGTTCGACACCTCGCTCGTTGCTCTGACTGAAGGCGTCACCCCGGCTCCGCAAGCTATGCGCTTCGAAGACGTGACCACCTCGATCAGCCAGTACGGTGCTTGGGTTGCGTTCTCGGATGTCATCGCTGACACCCACGAAGATCCGATTCTGAATCAGATGTCGGAACTGCTTGCTGAACAAGCTGCTCAGGTTAAAGAAGGCCTGATCTGGAACGTTCTGCGTGCTGGTACCAACGTGCTTTACACGGGTACTGCCACTTCGCGTGCCACGGTCAACGCCCCGGTTCAAGAAGCCGACCTGCGTCTAGCCCAGCGTGTCCTCAAAGGCAACCTGTGCAAGCCGATCACCAAAATGATCTCGGCCACGCTCAACACAGCCACTGAGCCGGTTGCTCCTGGCTACATTGCCTTCGGCCACACCAATCTGGAAGCCGATCTGCGCGACCTGACTGGCTTTGTGCCGCGTGAAAAGTATGCTTCGACTTCCGCCCTGATGGATCAGGAAATCGGTAAGTTTGAAGACATCCGTTTCATCCTGACCCCGCATCTGGCCCCGTTCTACGGTGCTGGTACTTCGACCGCTGGTGCTGGTGCTGCCACCGACGTTCTCGGTTCGAACGGCGCTGTGGACGTGTTCCCGGTTGTGGTTGTTGGTCAAGACTTTTTCGGCGTCACTGCTCTTAAAGGTTACGAGTCGGCTCAAATGGCCGTCAAGAACCCGAAGATGGGCGATAGCTACGAAGATCCGCTAGGCCAGCGTGGTTTCATGAGCTGGAAGATGTGGTACGTTGTTACCCGTCTCAACGAAGCTTGGGGCGTCCGCATCGAAGCTGCTGCTCGTTCGCTGACCTAATCTAGGCTATAAGGAGATAATTTAAATGGCTTTTTATTCGAAAGTGTTTTTGGACGGCAATAAAGCCGGTCCTGTTGGCTCTGGTCAAGAGTCGATTTCTGTCACCATCCCCGCCGGTACTACATACACCGACGTGGCCAACGGTGGTTCAACCCTGAACGTCGCTATTCTTGCCAACCTGCGTGGCGAAAACGGCGACGGTCTAGGCGCTGTGGCGAAAGTCGCTGGCACCACTGACAGTGCTGTCGCGTTTCTGAACCACAAAGCTCTGACCTCGGGTGCTAACCCGGCCCGTCTGGCTGAAATCTCCGAGTATGGTAACCTGGCCGCTGCTGCGGACTGGAAACTGCACAAGGACATTTCCCTGACTGCCACCACGATGTACGCTGGCTTCAATGCTGCCGGTCAGTGCATTGGCGTGAACAGCTCGGCTGCTACCATTGCTGCTTTGGCTGGTTTCGTTAAGCTGATCGCTGTCTACGCACAGCCGGTTCTGATCGACAACGTTCAGTCCGCTGGTACTCTGGCTGCTCCGACTGCCTCGACCGCTGCTAAAGTTGTGTCGATTACGTTCCAGCGTGCTCAGAAGACTGCGGTTGACGGTTCCAACCTCAAGCGTTTCTATGAGTATGGTGTCACTGCTTCTAACGTTGACTTTGCTGGTACTGCTGGTAAGGCTTAATAGCTGAAGTGTTGTAATAATGTCGGGGCTCTAGTAATAGGGCTCCGACCCCTTAAAGGAGATGACAAGAATGTCCCAAGAAAATGAAAATGTCGATATTGATTTCGACGATATGACAATTCAACAGGCTCGTAAGTACGCTTCTATTTATCGTATTTCGTTGCCTAAAGATGCATCAAAAGAAGATATCATCAAGATGATTAAGGCCAAGCGACAATCGCGTGATATGGCTCTAATTGTGGATGACAACAGCACAGGTCCTAAACCTGGCTGGGCTCGCATTTCGATTCACCGCGATCCTATGCCTGGCGCTACTAACAACCCTGTGTATATCGGTGCCAACGGTTACAACGTGACAGTGCCACGAGGCGTTGAGTGCGATGTTCCGATTAAAGTGGTTGGTGTTCTAAACGACTCTGTCGAAGAACGCCTGGTGCAGAATCCTAACGCTGGCCCGACTGGTGCAGATGCGTGGGAATACAAGAAAGTCATGTGCTATCCGTTCCAAGTTATTGCAATGAATCCAGGCCCGGATCCGAGACCTGGCTTTGAACGAGGCAAGGAAGCAGCTATGCGTCCTCGCATGAAGTTCAGAGAACTGTTCGGTCGTTGGCCTAGCCACGCTGAGCTGCTAGAGGCTAAGAAGGAAGGCTTCCTAAAGTTGGATATGGATGATCTGATTAGCCCAGCTGCAGAGAACGACGTTAAACTAGCTAACGCTTAATTAAGGAGACTTTATGAACTATCTGGAATTGGTAAACGAGGCTGTTAAGGAAGCGGGAGTAGAGCTAGATCCGCTGACTTCGGCTGACTTTGCTAACCCTAATGGGTCGAAGATGTACGACAGATTTAAGTCGTGGGTGTCTTTGGCTTGGCAGGATATCCAGGCAGATAATAAAGAGTGGTTCTTTTCGAACGTAGCTGTGGTTAGCACATTGCGTCCGAGAATTCGTGTTAAATCAGCCCTCGATCCTGCGGGGGCTGGTTTTGCAGGTAACCAATACTTCAACGGCAACATCGTTATTCCGGTTGTCGACGAAGGCTACTTCATCACTGGTGACTCTACTCTGGGTACCGGTGAACTGTTTTTAGACGTGACAGAAGATCAGGACTTGTCCGTCGTCCTAGCTAACATGGAATTCGTCGAGGATACACTTGCTCCGGATCCACAAAGCTTTAGAATCTCAGTCGGCCCTGGCTACGCAGTCAGTGAGATCGATTCCCGCATTGATGCTTTGGTCAAGAAAGATGTTAATCTGCTGATCGATGGTTCCGAGTTCCCGATCAAGTACGTGCCGTGGAAGAACTGGCACTTTGACCTGAAGAACGAATACGGTCGTCCGAGACAGTACACTGTGAGCCCTGAAGGCTTCGTGCACTTCTACCCAAATTTGAAAGATAACGCAGTTATCTCAGCCTACGCTAACTTGCTACCCCAAGTACTGACTGCTTATTCTGATACACCGCGCGGTCTAGCACCTAAGTTCCATCAGGCTATTTACTGGAAGGCTGTTGCTAGCTACGCAAACTACGACAAAGACAACGGCCTGTGGCAACAAGCTAACAGGAACTACATGAAGATGATGACGTATATGGACAGAGATCTGTCTGTTGCTCCTCGCTTTGCTGAGAGTGTATACTATGGCGGTTGAGGAAGGCCTGTACCCGATTCTGTTGACCATGAACTTGGGTCTGGATTTGTCCACACCTAAGCCCGCGGCACAGCCTGGAAGCCTGATTGACTGCCTAAACTACGAGCGTACTACCGTTGATGGCATGTCCCGTATTGACGGATACGAGCCCTACGATGCTCGGACCGAGGCGGACGTTACTTCTTACAGAGTAATTAACACCAGTTACCCGCATGGCTTGGTTGTTGGCGACGATGTCGCTACCCAAGAAGAACTGCTAGGTAACGTCGTGCTGCTCGAATCGCTACTTGAACACCTATCCGACCAATTCATTGGTACTAGAACTGCTGGTGCTGCTGTTGTAGACCTGCTCCGCGTAGAAGCTCCTATTTACTCGCTAGCTCCGGATCCTGATGGCTACCGTAACGTATTCCTAGGCACAGTGGTGGAAGTCATTTCTAGCACTTCCTTTGTCATAGCTTGCGTCAACGAAGAGCTACTCCGTAATGCTATCACTCTGGTTAAGATTAACCTAGGTGGCACTCACGTAGTGTCTGGTTTAGTTACCAGTTTCAAAGACATTAACGTAGACATCTACGATCCGACTGCTAACTTTACCAAGCGCAGAGCTTACGCCACTATCCTCAGAAACCGCATAGGCGACCTTCCAGGAGCTTGTGGTCTCCACTGGCTAAATGGAGTGCTGTACGCTGTTGCGCCGTCTCAGGCAGTCACTGAGGGTGCTGCAGGTGTGCTATACCGTGCCAGGGATATGCAGGTTCTGCTAGACGACGATTCCGGTGCTGCCCTAGTCAAGGGCTGGGAAGAGATCGACCTAGGCAACACGACTGCTGTCATTGAGGGCGTCACTCAGACCATCAAGAACTCTGTTCCGCTAGCCCCTACTCTTGAGCGCTACTCGAGCAAGTACCAGTTTATTACGGCTAATTTCTTCGGTTCTGAGATAACTACTGCTATGTACGGCGTCAGCGGAGCTGGTCGTGCATTTGTGTTTGATGCTACCGGATTCCGTAACATTGACACAGGCCTTACTGCTGATCTAGACAAGCCGCGGCATATTGCTAAGTTTGCTGATCGTCTGGCCCTAGGTTACTCGAATGGCTCTGTTCTGTTTTCTGTTGTCGGTGACCCTGAAAACTTCAGTGGTGTTGCAGGTGCAGTTGAGATTGCCTTTGGTGACAAGATTGTAGGCCTACAAGTCCTGGCTGGTAAAGCCCTAGGCGTGTTCTGCGAGAACGGAGTTTACTACGTAGACGCAGACCTGAATGTTAGCACTATTACCCCAAACCTTGGTTGCATCGAATACACCGTTGCAGCTATTGGCGTGCCAATTTATTGTAGCCCCGCTGGCATAATGACCCTTGAGCAGACTTCTGCTTACGGCGATTTTGTCGGCGTTCCTTTATCTGAAAAGGTCGATTCTTGGCTGAGACCCCGTCTCCGCAGAGTCCAGGGCAAGTACTCTTCGTACCCGTCTGTGATTGGTAACATGGTTGTTCGTACAAAGAACCAGTACCGTCTGTACTTTAGGGATGGTAACGTGCTGACTATGACGATTACTCCTAATGGTCCGGTGTTTACAAAGCAACTCTACACGTTCGTCAAGGACTCCGTAACGCACACATTCGTGCCGTATGCTACGTGCAGTCAGATGGGCGAAGACGGAACAGAGAAGTTGTTCACTGTGCACAGAAATCCTGCTTCGAATATCACGTACGACTACGTCGTGTCTCTTGACAGCGGTTGGGGTTTTGCTGGCGTACCACTTCCGTGTTACGTCGAGACTAACACGTTCAACGGAGAGAATCCGTTCATGTATTATAGAGTCACCAAGGCTCGTGTTCATGGCCTTGCGCGCGGTCTGTCGAGCTCCAAGCTCCAGACTTCTGGCACAGCTGATGGATACACAGACGACTATAATGAATCGCAAGTGCAATACATTGATCTACCTAACACAAAGCGGCTGTACACCGACGGATACGTACCCACTACCGACATTGTAGATCTGGCAGACAGAGGTCTGAGACTGAAACTTAAATTCAGTAACAGAGATTTGACTGAGACAGAACCAAGCCATGTGTGCCAATTAGTTACACTACTACTCAAATCTGGAGGCAAGTTGGATGTATAATCCCGCCCTATCGCTCGACAAACTAGGAAACAAAGAGGGTGGCGGCAATCCAGCTACTACCTATAACGTATCTCCTACCACTGCTGCAAACACAGCTACTACGCAGACTGCACCGGTGTCGTACACACCTGCTGGGCAGTTCGCTATGCCTAAGATGCAGCCTACTACTATGCCTGTAGCTAATCCTACGGACATGGATAATGCATACAACATGGTTACTGGTGTGCAGAATAAGCTACTTGCTTCTGACTCTCCGTACATGCAAGCTGCTAAGCAAGCTGGTCTGGAATACGCCTCTAAACGTGGGTTGCTGAACAGCTCCATCGCTGGCGGCGCTTCTCAGAAGGCTGCTATCGAAGCTTCTAATCCTCTAGTAAACAACGTGTTGAACGTCTACGGTCAGGAGCGTGGTGCTCAGCTCAGCGACTGGATGAGTGCTGAAGCTCTGAAGAGAGACTTCTCGACTACTCTTGCAGCTCTTCCGATCAAGACTTCTTTTGATATGCTCACTGGTCTAGCACAGGCTGCTACTAATGCGCCAGATGTGTTTACTCCTGAGTACATCAACAGCATGTCTAACTTCTTCACAGCCAACATGCAGAACGTGATGGCTAATTTCTTTGGGGCTCAGAATCCGAGCCAAGGCGGAGGTGGTTAATGAGTACTCCAGTAATAGCTGATTTCTTCAATGCTAATCCTGTGCAAATGAGCACACCGACTCCTGCTCAGTCGGGAAGCGGCTTTGCTTCTCTGATGTCTAGTGGCGGTGTAGGTGGCTTTGCTTCTAGCGGTTGGGGTATGCTAGCCCAAGGTATTCTAGGCGGTATTGCTGCGGAAAGTGAATACCAGGCTGCTAAGAAGAATAGTCAGCGTCAAGCTATGCAAGGTATGAACGCTAATGCTTATCAGATGGCTTTGCAGGATTGGTACCAGCGCCGTAACAAACAAGAAACACGTATGGCCCTGAGTAACTATAAGCCGTTTAGCACTATGCAGCAGATCGCTCCAGGTTACCAAGAGACTTATAAACCTGCTGATCTTGGCGCTATGCCGAATCCGATGGATTATAGAGCTGGCGACAGCAAAAAAACTAATATAGCTAACTACAAGAAGCAACAGAAGTCTGGCGTTGCTACAGTCGGCACCGGAGGCTGATCATGGAAGAACAAGAAAAAAGTGCAGTTATTGGTGACGTTAAGAACATTCTTAACTTGATTAACAAGCTGCTCGACCAGGGTGGTTGGGATGTTGTTAAGCAAGCCGTTAACTCTCAAGACCCGGCTCAGCCGCTTGGTGCTTTTATTGCCCAGTTGATTATGCAGATTACAGAGCAGATGGCGAAGTCCGGTCAAGATATGGATCTCCGTGCATGGCTAATGCCTGGCGGTATTGTAGAGGTCCTGCTAGATATGTTTGAGTCCGAATTTGATCTACCGCCTGAGTTCTCTGATGAGATCTTTAAGAATGTAGTTAAGAATATCCAAGCTGCTATGCAAGATCCTCAGCAGCAACAACAGCAAGGTCAACCGCAGCAAGCTCCGCAACAAGGCGGTCTGCAAGGCATGGCTCGGGGAGGTATGTAATCATGGCAGGTTTTGGAGCAGGTTTTGGTAAAGCCTTTGGCGGTTCTTTAGAAGCCGCTGGTAAGTTGCACCAAGAAGAGCAACTACGTAGTAGAGAGTATGAAAGAGCTAAAGCTGACAGACAAGCTGAGATAGCTGACACTAGGTCTTATCAGGAACGCATAGCCGCAGAAGATCGTGCACGCACAGCAGAAAATGAAACTCATAGATACTCTAAAGGCCCTGATGGTAAATTTTATTATACTACGCTTGAGGGTACTCTGGTTGAGAAGGATCCTAATTCTCCTGGAGTAAGACTGTACTTACAAGACGAGGAAAGACGCGGTCAAGAGAGAACAATGTTTGGCCTGGATGTTGAAGGAAAGAAAGTCGGTATCCGACGTGATGAGGCTGCAATAAGAGCGTCTGATGCGTCTGCTGCCGCTGCTCGAGCAAAGTCAAAAGCGGAAGCTGGAAAACTCCCTGATGATATTTACGCTAAAGTACAATTTGACCTTAAGCCTGTGACTACTAGATACGACAATATCGATAAAAAAACACAAGGCATTATAGCTAGGCTCGAGAATAATAACTCTAAGCCTGGCGTGACCGCGGCTCAAAGAGAAGCTAATGACGCTCTTATTGCAGAGGCTAGAGGTATGAGATCGGCATTATTGGGATCCCAACAAGCTCTAAGTGCTCAATATGTAGCTTCTGGTTTTCAGGCAGATCCTATGGAATTGTTTAAGCCCAGAGCTTCAGAGCTTGCTACTAAGTATCCTAATGCTTGGGGTAGGTTTGTAGAAGAGAATAGAAGAGATTGGACAAATAGAGATGCTGCTGCTGAGGCTGCTAGAAAAAGAAATCTAGCCCAGTCTAACAACTAAAGCTTAATTACTCAGTTGTACGACTAAAACCAACAACTATAAGGTAGATGAATGTCTAATTACCTGTTAACTCTTACTAAATACTATGCTAATAATCCGGATAAGCTGTCGGAAGGATTAGATTTGGCTAAGTCGATGGAACAAGAGTACGAAGAGACCAGACGTGTAAACGAAGAAAATAAGCGTAAAGAGGCTGCGTTTAGACTTGAAACAGATAAAAAGAATAGAGAGTTAGCCGCAGCCTTGCAGCCTCGACTAGTCGTCCAACGGACCGAAGAGGGCTGGGAACAAGTTCCCGAACCTCGTGATTCTTATACTCGTTTTCTAGAAGCAGAAAAAAAGAAAGCTGACTTTGACCTAGAGTCGCTCAGTCTTGTAGATGCTGCTAATGCTATTTTCGATCCTAAGAAAGCTGAAAGAATTAAACAAATAACGGAACGTAGAAATATGGTAGACGCTAGACTAGCTAATGTGCTAGCTCCTACCGATAAGGAAACTGACCGCTCTGCTTATGACACCGCAGCTGACAACTTTAAAGCCTTTCAGGCAACAGTTGCAGAAGGCCTTGTCGGCACAGTTGCTGACTGGGCGTCTCCTGACGTAACTGGTCTAGAGCGTAGACTTCCTAATGGAAAAATTCTTCCTGTTGCAGGAGAGTTCGGCACTTATAAAGACCAGATACTAGCGATCGAGGCTGCTGACAAGGCTCTCGAGTTGATGGGCAAAGGACGAGACGCAGCTGCAGCTTGGGCTGGCATGGATGATAAGTCGTCTGATATCCTCAAGGCACTGACTGGCGTCGACTCTCTTAAAGAAATAACTTCGTCTAAGCTTGCTGATATTCGCAATAAACAAGTACAAGAAAACCAGCGCAGAGCTAAAGAGGGTCTGCCCTCAATTGAACAAGAGAATGACGCCATGCTTGGCAACAGAGCGTCGGCTTTTATGAGCGAAGCTGCTGCCTCTATAAGACAAGACAAGACTTTAGAGTCTAAAATCGAAGACATTCGTTTAGGTAGGGCTATTAAGGAAGGCATGTCCAGCGTTGGTGCCTACATGTTAAGCAATCCTGGGATGGCGTTCGAAAAAGCCTTTGAATCCTCTCCATACTTAATAGCTGGTGGTCCTGCTTCTTCTACTCTTAGAGCGCTATCATTCTCTAAAGCTGCTGCCACTACGGGTGGCGCTGTTGCTATCGGAGCTCTTGACACTGCCCAAGGTGCGCAACAGGCTAAGGATGCTGTTAAAACAGTTGATATGGCTGAGTTGGCAAAATCTGCTGCTTTCCAAGAATTGAAAGCTGCTAATCCAGATGCTACTCCTGCACAACTGCGGGAAGTATTGGCCATGTCTGCAGAGTATAGAGCACTTGGTGTTGGCCTCGCAGCCAATGCTTTGCTTGCTGTTGTTTCTACCAAACTAGGACTGAATCCTGTTGAAGCTGCTGCCTCTGGCGCGGCTAAAAAGGTTACGGCCCTTGGCGCTACTGGCGCTGTGGTTAGAGAAGCTGTTGGTGAATTCCCAGAAGAAGCTGCTCAGCAGTGGTCTCAGAACGTTGGTGAGATTGCTGGCGGTGTTAGAGACCCTAGCAAAGAATGGGAAAACGTTGTTGGGGCTGGTACTCTTGGTGCATTTACTGGTGCTGCCACATCTGGTGGTATGTCTGCAGGCCAGGCTACTATAGATGCCGGTGCTACACTGAGTGCGAGAAGTAAAATCATTAAAGCTGAAGAGCAAGCTGCACAGACTGGCACTGCCCAGCCTACTGCCCAGACTCAGCCTGACGCTGCTCCTACGGAACAGGTTAGAGAAACTACACCTGCCCAGGATGATCAAAGAGATCCTGCTGATAGACTAGTGCCTGTGTCTTTCTTTGAATCAAAGCTTGATGAGGTTATTGCTCAGCAAGATGAACTTGTGCCAGATGGTACCGAGCAAAGAAAAGCTTTCAGCGACAGCGCTAAGCAAGAGTATAGAGCTTACCTGGAAAATGGAACTCCGATGTCGCAAGGCACGGCTGAGCTCGTGGCTTCGTTTGTTCCGGCGTATAAAGAAGTTTCTGCTCCGAGACCGCAGGAAGAAGTAGATGCTGGACTAAATCAGCTTGTGTCTGACGTCTTTGCACTGTCTCAGGACACAGGTGGCCAGTCTTTGGGCACTGTCAATAGCAGAGTCATGCAACGCATTTCTGGTGAGACTAGCTATCAGGTTCTTGAGAAGTTTGCTGAACTGCAAGCCACTAAAGCTGCTAATGCTGGCACTACTCGTGCCGGGCAAGTATTTAGCGCTGAGGCCGAAGCTGCTAACACTAGAGCACAACAACTTAAAAACCAATTCCAGACGCCAGTCGTTCCGACCGCGCAGCAGCAAGCTCCTGAAGCTACTGTCACTGCTGCTCCAGAAATTGTGGAAACTCCGAGTACAGCTAACATCGAACCTCCTGCAGCGTTCACTGACAGGTTTGAGGAGATGGATAGACTGGAGCAAGAGCGTGTTGCAGAAGAGACTCCTGTGCAGGAAGTGGCTCCTGAGCAAACAGTGGCAGCCTCAATTGCTGACAGTATACGTACTGGGTTTGCAAGTCAAGGAAATACAAAGCGTAAAGCAGAGGAAGCCTTGTGGGAACTTTCTAAAACTAACCCCGCTGCTGCTTTTGAGATAGCTAAGGACAATCTAAACACTAGTTTTGGCGAAGTTGCTAGTGTTATTCTTAGCATGGTTGATGCTGAAATGGGAATTAAAGAGTACCAGCCAGCTATAGATTTTATCCACAGGCTAGCCCTTTCTAACAAAAATAATAGCGGCTGGGCGCGTATGGCTTTGACGCGCAGTCCAAGACATTCGAACTTGCTAAACAAGCCAGCACCTGCAGAGACTGCTGCTCCGGAGGCTGGACAAGAGAGCGATACGCTACAGTCTGCTACTAGAGCTGGCGAGACACAGCAGGTTGGTCCGGAAAGTACGTCTCGTCGTAAGTTTATTATGGGCTTTGCTGCTGCCGCTGCTACTGCTGCGGCTACTGGCGCTGCCCCTAGCGGAACTTTTGCTGATGATGTGACTTTGGGCGAAGCTAAGGCTTTGACTAAGAAAGTAATGTCACAAAAAGTTTCTGCTACTGTTGAAGCTATTCTACGTGGAAGCGGCGGCACGGTCCAAGATGGTGCTGCCCGTATTAAAGGCGCTCTGAGAGAGATTGTAGCTAATGGTCCGGTAGAAGTGCGCGAACTGGCTAAGAAGATTCTGTCTCTCATGCCCAGTACTGGTATATCTTTAGAAGTAGACGATTACAGTCCTGCCAACGCACACGGTGCTGTTGAGCTACTTCCGTCTCCTAAACTAACGCTGTTTACTCTTGATGCCAGGGAAGGTTTAACTTTTGACACTTTCCTACATGAGTCTTTGCACATTGCTGCGGTGTCTAGATATGTCTCGCTAGGAGTCGGCTCTATTAGAGATAACGACAGTAAGCTTGGCGGCGGTGCTCCAAAAGCAGCCAAGGCTATTGAAGACTTTATCACTTTGTGGGAAGAGTTTAAAGACTCACTCACCTTTAAACAGAAAAACGATACTAGCAGCGATAACATTAGCATTCAACAAGCGGCTAATAGTCCTGATGAATTTTTTGTTCGTTCCTTGACTGATCCAGACTTCCAGAAATACCTAGCTGGTGTGGAAT